TCTAGACAAAATGCTTTTATGTCTAATCCACAAGCAGTACCGTACTACCAACAAACAAATCCACTAGGCAATACGATGACTAACGTAGCACCACAAGGCGGTGGTATGTCTATCAGACCACAACCTATGGATTTGAATTCACTCATTAGAATGTTATCTAGATAAGGGGAAAGTTATGCCAATGGTCGGAAAAAAGAAATTTGCTTACACAGAAAAAGGTAAGAAAGAAGCTAAAGAATACGCTAAAAAGTCAGGTAAAAAAGTAGCAGCTAAACCTGCTAAAAAAGGAATGAAGAGTGGCTACTAAAACTGGACTTTATGCCAACATCGCAGCAAAGAAAAAACGTATTGCTCAAGGCTCTGGCGAGAAGATGCGTAAGGTAGGATCTAAAGGTGCACCTACAGCTAAAGCTTTTAAAGAGTCTGCAAAGACAGCTAAAAAGAAATGATTAAAAAGGGTAAAGAAACGTTCTCTGGTTATAACAAACCTAAAGCCACGCCTAGCCACCCTACTAAATCACACGCTGTATTAGCCAAATCTGGCGACAAAGAAAAGCTTATACGCTTTGGACAAAAGGGTGTAAGTGGCGACAAAACAGATACAGCAAGAGCAAAGTCTTTTAAAGCAAGACACGCTAAAAACATTGCAAAAGGTAAGATGTCTGCCGCCTACTGGGCAAACAAAGTAAAGTGGTAATTTAATAACAAGGAGGCGATGACCCTATATGGAGTCGCAAAAAACTTTAGATACTGGGTATAGACCACGAGTCCCCCAAAAACTGATACACAATGCAGTCAAAGATCATAGGTTTGTGGTAGTTGTAGCACACAGACGTATGGGAAAAACTGTATCTGCTATTAACCAATTAATCCACAGTGCACTTACCTGTACAAAAAAAGAACCTAGATACGCATATGTAGCTCCTACATATAATCAATCTAAACGTATTGCATGGGACTATCTTGTAAACTATACAAGACCTCTAGGTGCTAAAGTAAACATTGCCGAACTTCGTGTAGACTTTATGGGTAGACGTATCTCACTTTATGGTGCAGATAACCCAGACTCACTTCGTGGTATTTACCTCGATGGTGCAGTTATAGACGAAGTAGGTAATATCAATCCATCTGTCTTCAGTGACATTATCCGACCTGCGTTGACAGACCGACTAGGTTTCTGCGTTGCTATGGGTACGCCCAAAGGCAACAATCACTTTAGAGGGTTGCGAGATAGAGCCGCTGAAGGACAAGGATGGAAACTATTAGAGTTTAAATCTTCAGATACTAAACTACTAAACGAACAAGAATTAACAGCAGCCCGCCTTGAAATGGGTGAAGATAAGTTTATGCAAGAGTTTGAGTGTAATTTTAACTCTCCTGTAGAAGGCTCTTATTACTCTAAACTTATAAATGAAATAGAAGAAAAAGCACACATGACGGAAATACCTCGTGATGACTTGTGTCGTAACTACACAGCATGGGACTTAGGTATGTCTGACTCTACAGCTATCTGGGTAGCCCAACTTACAGGCAAAGAAATAAGACTTATTGACTATATGGAAAATCATGGTCAAGGATTAGATTACTATGTGTCATGGCTTAAAGATAATGACTATGCACACTTTACACACATACTACCGCATGACGTAGAAGTAAGAGAATTAGGTACAGGCAAATCTCGTAGGGAGACTTTAGAAGATGCTGGTCTTACTATTGTTACTGCTCCTCGCCTTAATGTTGCTGATGGCATACAAGCAGTAAGAAGAATAATTCCTAGATGTTGGTTTGACCCAAAAGCAAAACAAGGTTTAGATGCTCTTCGTAACTATCGTAGACACTATGATGAAAAAAGAGCTGTATTCCATGATAGACCATTACATGATTGGTCATCACATGCTGCTGACGCTTTTAGATACCTAGCAACAGGATTGGATGAGAGTCCAGCAGAAGAGTGGAATAAACCTATTAACGTAAACACTAAATGGATAGTTTAATGGATATTAACAAATTAAAAAGCATTATCGAGTCTGAAATTGATGATTCTATTGGCTATGTTGAAACAGACACAGTTGCAGAACGTCAAGAAGCACTTGAATACTATCTTCGTGAGCCATATGGTAACGAAGTAGAGGGTAAATCACAAATTGTCACAGGTGAAGTGGCAGAAGTTGTAGACGGAGCATTACCTCAACTTATTCGTGTATTTACATCTACAGACGGTGTGGTTGAATTTCAACCTGTAAACGATGGTGACGAACCTTTTGCACAACAAGCAACAGAATATTGTAACTGGGTATTCTATCGTAATAATGATGGCTTTTTAATTCTACATAACTGGTTTAAAGACGCACTATTACAAAAAACAGGTATTGTAAAAGCGTATTGGGATGAAAAGATTGACGTTACTAAAGAGTCTTATGAAGACTTAAATGACGATCAACTCATCATGCTTATGCAAGACGAAGATTTAGAAGTTGTTGAGCAAAAAACAGAAGAAGAAATTGACGAAATTACTGACCCAATGACAGGTCAGGTGTTCCAAAACATTAAACGTGAACACTATGTTAAAGTAAAACGCACTAAAAAAGATGGTCGTGTCGTTGTTGAAAACGTACCACCAGAAGAATTCCTTATCTCTAAACGTGCTAGAACTATTCAAGACTCACCATTCGTAGCTCACCGTAGAATGATGACTCGTTCAGAGTTAATTGCAATGGGATTCAAAAAAGATATCGTTGAAACTCTACAATCTGGCGATACTTTAGAGTTTAGTCCAGACAGAATTGCTCGTTACTCTCGTGGTGAACAACCTAATAGCATGGGTTCACAAGATGAATCTATGGAAGTCGTAGAAGTTTACGAATGTTACATAAAAGTTGACTACAATAATGATGGCATTGCTGAATTAAGACGTGTTGTTTACGCTTCTAACGAAGTTTTAGAAGATATGGAGTGTGATTACATCCCATTCCACTCACTTTGCCCAATTCCTATCCCACATAAGTTCTACGGACAGTCTTTAGCTGATCGTGCATTAGATTTACAACTGATTAAGTCTACTGTTTTAAGACAAATGTTGGATAACCTCTACTTAACAAACAATTACCGTGTTGGTGCAGTAGAAGGACAGGTAAATCTTGATGATTTACTCACATCTACAGCAGGTGGCGTAGTTAGAATGAAGAATCCTAACGCTATTGTACCGTTAACTGTACAACCTACTACATCTGGATCATTCCCAATGCTTGAATACCTAGATGGCGTACAAGCAAGACGTACAGGTGTATCAGATTCACAAAATGGTATAGACCCTAACATCTTACAAAACGTAACAGCCGCTGCTGTGTCAGCAATGTCACAATCAAGTGCAGGAAAACTTGAATTAATAGCTCGTATCTTTGCAGAAACAGGCGTTAAAAGCCTTTTCAAAGGAATCCTACACCTACTATGCAAATATCAAGATAAAGAGCGTTTGGTGCGTATAAATGGCAAATTTGTACCATTTAATCCTCGTGAATGGAATGACCAATACAATGTATCTATTAATGTAGGTTTAGGTACAGGTACTCGTCAAGAACAATTAACTACTATGCAAATGATCTTGCAAAAACAAGAGCAAATCATTCAGCAATATGGTCTATCTAATCCATTAGTGAACTTAATGCAATATCGCAATACATTAGCCAAGTTTATTAACATGGCTGGTTTCAAAGATGCTGCACAATTCATGAATGAAATTACACCAGAGCAAAATGAAGCACTTTCACAACCTCAACCAGAAAAACTAGATCCTAATACAGAAGCTGCAAAAGTATTAGCTGAAGTTGAACGTGAAAAAGCAGTCATTCGTGCTCAAACAGAGGCTGCTAAACTTGAGTTAGAACGTGAGCAAATGCAATTAGATAATGCTCGCAAGGCATTAGAACTTCAGCAACAAGAACTAAAACAAAATACTGAATTAGCTCTTAAACAATTGAAGATTGAAACTGATGCTGCTAACCAAGCAGAACAAACTCGTGGCACTAATACCAAATCTATTGTAGATGCTTTAAATACTATCAACAATATGACAAAAGGAAATAATAATGTCCAATAAAGTAGACGCTATTACTAGCATACTTAATGACGAACATTTTCAAGCTGTAGTTAAAGAGCTACAAGAAAATCAATTACAACGCATCATCTACTCTAATGCAGATCAAACAGATGTGCGTGAACAAGCCTATCAAAGAATAGCTTGTTATAACGAACTTATGTCTTACTTGGAATCAATCGCTAAAACTAGCGACATTAAAAGTAAAGCATGGAAGATATTTTAGACATTTCTAAAATGGGTTACCTCCCCTAGAGGATTATAGGAAATAAAAATGAGTGAAACAACCATGACTCCAGAAGATTCTGGAAGTGGCACGCTTACTGTAGGTCAAGCAGCCAATGCTTTTGAAGGTCTAATGAACACCCCAGCTAACTCTACGGAGCAATTAGAAGGTGAACAAGAAACTGAACAAGTAGAAGCTCAAGAAGCAGAGCCACAAACTGAAGAAGTAGAAGCAGAAGAAGGTGAAGCTGAAGAACAAGAAGAAACCGAAGTTGAAGAAGAGGAACTCCCCCAGACTTTTAAAGTAAAAGCTGCTGGCGAAGAAAAGGATGTCACCCTTGACGATTTAATTAAAGGTTATCAACTTGGTGCTGATTATACAAAAAAAACTACTGAAGTTGCTGAACAACGTAAAGCTGTTGAAGCTGAACGTGCAGCAATTGAGGAAGCCAAGTATGCTCGTGATACATACGCTCAACGTTTGCAAGCTATAGAGCAATTTATAGTCTCGCAATCTCCTAATGAGGATTTAACATACCTCAAAGAAAACGACCCGATAGGCTATGCTGTTAAAGTTGCTGAACTTTCTGAAAAGAAAGAACAACTCAATGCTATAAGAGCCGAACAATACAGAATTGCAGAAATGCAACAATCTGAAAATGCTCGTGCCATGCAAGATAGAGTTGCACAGGAAGCACAAAAATTAACACAGGTCTTACCAGAGTTTTCAGACCCAGCTAAAGGCGAAAACCTCCGTAGTGAGATTCGTAATTATGGCAAATCGCTTGGTTTCACAGACGTAGAATTATCTAATGTCTATGACTCTAGGCACGTTGTTACATTACACAAGGCAATGATGTATGACAAACTTCAAAAGTCAAAACCTGCTGTAACGAAGAAAGTTTCTGAAGCACCAAAGATGCTAAAGGCTGGATCGTCTACAGGTAGTAACAACACAGAAACAATTAAAAAACAAAAAGCACAGTTGCGTAACTCTGGAAGAGTAAGAGATGCCGCAGCTTTATTTGAACAATTTTTAGAATAAGGAAAAATCATGGCAAC